TTTAGTAGAGAAAGGATTAGTGTCTTCAAGTGTTAAGGTAGATAAATCTACAAAAAGGACAGCTAAAGAAATGAAGCAACTTAGTAGTGATACTGGGGCTTCTACTTCTGCTACCTTAGAACTTGGTAGGGTTTTTTCTGATGCACCTTACGGTATTAGAGGTATGGCGAATAACATTCAGCAATTAGCATCTAACTTGTTCTTTATGTCTAAGAAGACTGACGAAGCAACAGGTAAGACCGTTGGGTTTAAAGGAGCGGTAGGTAGTTTACTTGGTGGTCTTGTCGGTCCTGCTGGTTTATTAGTTATTTTTCAAGGAGTTATAGCTTTGTTTGATTGGTATTCAAATAGAGCTAAAAAAGTTACAGAGTCCACAGAAGCTATGTCTGAGGGTTTTATAGGATTGGAAAAGGAGTTATCTGCTCTTTACTTAACTCAAGAAAAGAGTAACGAAAAGATAGTAGACTACATAGCTTTATCTAAAATTAAGTCAGATTTAGATGCAAAGAAAATAGATAACGAAGAAAGACTTAAAGAGATATCTGAAGACCTTAACGATTTAGATGAAAAAAGAGAGTCTGCGGAAAGATTAAAAATAAGTAATCAAAAAGCTTACAATGCTGAAAGTGATAAGCAAAGCGTTAGGGCTGAGGGTTACCTTAAGGCGGTTATAAAGAATACGGAAAATTTAAATGAGATAAATTCTAGTCAAAATGAGTTAAGAAAAGAAGAGGTAGATATAATAGGTGGCTCTTTAAAAGAACTTGAAGCCTATAGAAAAAATAAAGAAGCTATTACCGCTGCCGAAAAAGACTCTTTAAAAGGTCTTGAAAAGCTAAAATCCGAGCAGATAGCTATACAAAAAACACTATCAAAAACCTCTGAAGATTATATAAAATATGGTAAAGATATAGAAGAAACTCAGAAGAAAATTAATGAGATAACTGGTAAAGGAGACCCAAGAGATAAGGTAGATTTTCTTGGGTTAGACTCTATTGATATAGGGGAAAATAAAAAGAAGATGAAGAAAGTCCTAGATGCTGTAGCGGATGCTGTAGGTGTAGACTTAAAAAAAGACCCTTTAAATATAGATACAAACATTGACTTAGAGCTAAGTGATGAAGCTAAGAAGATAATAGCAGATAAAATAAAAGGGGATTTAGATAATCTAATGCTAGACTCTAAATTAGAGGATGCGAAGGATTTTATAGATAAAAGTAAAGAAATATTAGGTGCTATGACTGATTTCGCAAACGCTGAGTTTGACAGGGAATTAACTATCGAGCAAAACAAAACTAATGCCTTAAATACACAGCTTAATAATAGGTTAAATAATGAAAACCTATCTAAAGAACAAAGAGCATCTATTCAGTTAGAAATAGCACAAAATGATGAAAAATTAAGAGTAAAACAAGATGCTATAGAAAGAAAGAAGTTTAAAATGAATAAGGCTGCTAGAATTGCAAACGCATTAATGGACACCGCTTCTGCTGCTATTGGTGTTATGGCTGACTCTAAAGGGGACTTCTTTGCTAGGTTAGCTAATGCAATACCAACAATAGCTTTCGGTTTAGCTCAAGTAGCTGCTATTTCAAGACAGAAATTTCAATCCTCATCATCTAAGACGCCAATAAGTACAGCTAGTGGAGCTGGAGGTAGTGGGGATGCTCGTGCAGAACCTTCGTTTAACATAGTCGGAAGGTCTAGTGATAACATACTATTAAGTGCTATACAATCACAATTTGACCAGCCTTTAAGAGCTTATGTTGTAGCTAGAGATGTAACTAACCAACAGCAATTAGATGGTGTTATATCAACAGCAGCAAGTACCTAAAATAAAACAATTATAATTAATAAAGTTAACACAATATAAAATAATTAGATATGAACGAATTAGAAACTTTTGAACTATTTATAGATGATACTAGAGAAGAAGATGGAATAGAAGCTATCTCTTTAGTTGAATTTCCTGCAATAGAAGAAAACTTTGTTGCACTAAGTAAACACAAGGTAGAGTTTAAAACAGTAGATACTGAGAAAAGAATTATAGTTGGTCTTGCGTTAGTTCCAGATAAGCCTATTTATAGACGTAGCGGAAAGACTGAGTACAATATTATATTCTCTAAGGAAACTGTAAGAAAGGCTTCTGAGCTATACTTAAAACGTCTTAAACTTAACAATGCTACATTAGAACACGATGAGCAAATGACAAATGGTGTATCTGTAATAGAGTCTTGGATAGTAGAAGACCCAGAGAAAGATAAGACTGCTTTATATGGATTAAACGCTGTGGTAGGTGCTTGGGCAGTAACTATGAAAATAGATAATGATGAGGTATGGAAAGATGTTAAGTCTGGAAAGTACTTAGGATTAAGTATTGAAGGTATGTTTAGTGATAGAGCCGAAGATATTGAAGAGGTTGAGGCTGAAAGTATATTAAGTGAACTTAAAAAACTACTATCGGATGGCTAGAGCAGTATATTGCAAGTGTAAGAATACCTACTCTATTGATTGCGATAAGGATGGTAAGAAATGCAAGTCTGATGAGTATTGGAAGCAAGGAATAGGCTCGATATACAAAGAGACTGAGGAGTAAAAACAAGACATTAAATGTGTGAATAGTTATATTAATATAAATCAATAAGTATGAAAGCAACAGAAATCCTTAATAGCGTAAAAGAGCTTTTAAACCTTTCTAAAGAAGAGGTAAAAGTTGAAGACGTTATTGCAGAGGAAGTGGTAGAATTATCTACCGAAGAAGTGATTGAGACTATCGAAGAAGAAGTAAAGGAAGTTATCCTTGCTGAAGAACCTAAAGAAGAAGTGATTGTTGATGAGGTAGCAGAAGCACCAATAGCAAGTTACGCTACATCTGAAGAATTATCAGCACTTAAACTAGAATTACTATCTATGATTAACGCTTTAATAGAAGATAAATCATCTGCAGATATTAAAGAAGTTCCTCAAGAGTTATCATCACAAGAAGAGGTTGAATTATCTGAAGAAGTAATACATTCTCCAGAAGAAGCAATCGAAACTAAAAAAAGTTTATTATCAAACCCAAACAAATCTATGACTACAGAACAAAGAGTCAATAGAATGTTATTCAATTAAAACTATATAAAAATGGCTACTACTACAAGTATTACTACTACTTACGCTGGAGAATCTGCAGGAAAATATATTTCTGCTGCACTTTTAGCAGGTAACACAATCGCAAATGGAGGATTAACTATCAGACCAAATGTGAAATTCAAAGAAGTTGTAAAAAGATTGGAATTAGACGGTATCGTAAAAGACGGTTCTTGTGATTTCGCTGATACATCTGCTTTAACATTAACTGAAAGAATCTTACAACCTAAAGAGTTACAAGTTAACTTAGAGTTATGTAAGAAAGATTTCCGTTCTGACTGGGATGCTATCCAAATGGGATACTCTGCTTTTGACAACTTACCAAGCTCTTTCCAAGAGTATTTAATCGGTTATGTTGCTTCTAAAGTTGCACAAAAGAACGAACAAAACATTTGGGCAGGAGCTGAGGCTGAAGGTTCATTTGATGGATTTGCTACTTTATTAGCTGCTGATGCTGCTAAGATTGAAGTAACTGGAACTACCGTAACTGCTGCAAACGTTGTTGTAGAATTAGGTAAAGTTGTAGATGCTATTCCTTATGCATTATACGGAAGAGAAGATTTACACATTTATGTTGCACAAAACGTATTCAGAGCTTACAAACGTAGCTTAGGTGGATTCGCAAGTGGAGGTCAAGGAGCTGCTGGTTATATGGCACAAGGAAACAACCAAGACGTTAATGTTTTATTCTTTGACGGAGTAAAAATATTTATGGCTAACGGTTTAGCTTCTGACAAGATGGTAGCTACTACTAAAGACAATTTATGGTTTGGAACTGGATTATTATCAGATTCTCAAGAAGTTAGAGTTTTAGATATGGCTGACTTAGATGGTTCTCAAAATGTAAGAGTAATTATGAGATTTACTGCAGGTGTTCAATACGGAGTTGCTGAAGATATCGTAACATACGGAATTGCATAGTAACAATTAAATAAAACTAAAAAGGGGTAGACGGTTTAACTGCCTATCCCTTTTTTATTAACTAAAATAAAATATAAATTATGAGTTGTGATATTGCAAACGGAAGGTTAGAGCCTTGCAAGGATAGCGTTGGAGGAATAAACGCTGTGTACTTCGTAAATTACGGAGACATAACAAGTGTTACCTATGATGCTACCGATACTGATGTAATTGATGCTGTTGTTGGTTCTCCAAGTGCTTACAAATTTGACGTTAGAGGAAACTCAACGTACACAGAAAGCATTCAATCAAGTAGAGAGAATGGAACTACTGCTTTCGAGCAAGTATTAGAGTTATCTCTTAAAAAATTAACTAAAGAAGACCATAATACAATTAAGTTACTATCTTTCGGAAGACCTCACGTAATTATTGAGGATAATAACGGAAATAGATTCTTATCTGGATTAGAACACGGTGCTGGCGTAACTGGAGGTACTATTGTTACTGGTGGTGCTATGGGAGATATGAGTGGTTACACTTTAAGCTTTACTGGTATGGAAAAAACACCTGCTAACTTTATTGACGGAGAGTTAAGTGCTGTTGGATTTACTGTTGTTGTAGGAGTATAACAATTACCTATCTTAAATTATTGAACCCTGCCATTTGGTGGGGTTTTCTTATTAATTAAAACAAAATATTAATTTTTAGTTATCTCAATATGTTAATACTACAACCAACAGCAGGAGAAAAAACAATAACAATAGCACCAAGAAGTGAGTATTATAACTCGCTTAAATCAAGGGCATTGAATGACGGAGGTATTTTTGAGAGCTCTGATTGTTTTACATTAATTTCTGGTATTAATTACTCTATAAATTTAAGACGAGATGGAGATGGTAAGGAGGAGACTATAACAGGTGTTTCTATAGATGGTATTCCTAATTTTACACAGATTAAGTTCTTGCCAACAATATTGCAAGAAGACTCTACTTACTACTTAGAAATAACCAATGAGGGTAATTTATTCTATAGAGATAAAATATACGTAACATCTCAAACGAATACAGAAAGAGAAGTGAATAAATATGAAATAGGTAACGGTACAATCTATAAACCTTTTAGTGATTCAGACGATAATACATACATAATATAATGAGTACAAAGAAAAATAACATAACCAGAGAGTACAAAGACAGCATAAGAGTTGTTAATATGTCTTCTTACCAAGTTCCTTCAATAAAGGAAGTTCATAATAAAGAATGGGTTTCTTTTGGAGATAACAATGATTACTTCGATAACTTAATTGAAAGGTATCTTGATAGCCCTACTAATGGTAGGTGTATTAATGGTATTGTTGATATGATTTATGGTAGAGGATTAGAATCTACTAATTCATCTGTATTTCCTGCTGATTATATTAAAATGAAACAATTACTTAGACCAAGAGAGGTTAAGAGATTGGTTAACGATTATAAGTTATTAGGTCAAGGTGCTTTACAATTAACATACAACAAAGCTAAAACAAAAATACTAAAGGTATCTCACTTCCCTATGGAAACATTGAGAGCTGAAAAAGCAACTAAAGGAAAGATTGAAGCTTATTACTATCATCCATCTTGGAAGGATTGTAAAAACTCAGATAATCCTAAGAGAATACCTACATTTGGTAGCGGTAGCAAAACACAACTTAATGAAATTTACATCTTTAAGCCTTATAGAAGTGGTTTTTACTACTACTCTACTGTTGATTACCAAGCTTGTCTACAATATGCTGAGTTAGAGTCTGAGGTTTCTAACTATCATATCTCTAATATACAGAACGGTTTACAACCAAGTTTATTTGTAAACTTTAATAATGGTATTCCAAATGCTGAAACACAACAATCCATAGAGTCTAAGATAAACCAAAAGTTTTCTGGTAGTTCAAATACAGGTAAAGCTATTATTGCATTTAACGAGTCTGCTGAAACAAAAGCAGATATAGAGGCTATTCACTTACCAGATGCTCACGCTCAATATCAGTTCTTATCTGATGAAGCAAGAGAAAAGATTATGTTAGGACACGGTATTGTTTCTCCTATCTTACTAGGTATTAAAGATAATACAGGATTTGGTAACAATGCAGAGGAATTACGTACTGCTTCAGTATTAATGGATAATGTTATTATAAGACCGTTACAAGATGGTGTTATTTATGGCTTAACAGAGATACTTGAATTTAACAATATACACCAAGACTTATACTTTACAACATTACAACCTATTGAGTTTACAGAGTTAGATAATATCGAGACTAAAATCAAGAGAGAAGAAGAAACTGGAGAGAAGTTATCTGCTGATGAACCAAGTGGAGACTTTTCAGATGAAGAAGGAGAAGACTTGTATTCTCAATTAGAAGGCTTAGGAGAGGTTTTAAGCGATGATTGGGAGTTAATCCATAGTGAGATATACCAAGAGGAAGATGAGTCCGTTAAAATGGCTGAAATCAAGTATTCTGATAAAACATCAAAAGAAGATGATGCTATCTATAAAGTTAGATACTCTTACGAACCAGTTAGAAAGTCTGCTGATAGTAGAGATTTCTGCAAGAAGATGGAGTCTTTAACAAGTAATAAGGTTGTCTTTAGAAAAGAAGATATTAATATGATGTCTTTTAGAGGTGTTAATAATGTATTAGGTCATAACAAACAGAATTATAGTTTGCTAAAATTTAAGGGCGGTAAGAACTGTCATCATTATTGGTCATTACAGGTCTACAAGAAGTCAAGTGGAAGAAAGGTTAATTCTGAAGAAGCTTACAATAAAGGTCTTAAAGAACCTGTCAATCCTTCTGAAATGGGAGAGTCAATGATAAGTAGGGGAGACAAAGGAGCATACCCAAGTGTGTTAAGTAGAATCAGAAAAATATTAGGACAATAATGAAAGCACTATTCATAACAGTAAAAGATTTAAAGGCGAAATCAATCATAAGCGGAAATACAGATGCTGATAAATTGATTCACTTTATAGAGGTGGCTCAAGATATACATATCCAAAACTACTTAGGTGGTAGGTTATATGATAAGATGCAAGCTTTGATTATTTCAAATGAAATGGACTTACCTATCAATTCTGATTATAAGCTCCTTAGAGACGACTATATCAAACCAATGCTAACTTGGTTCACTCAGTCAGAGTACTTCCCTTTTGCAATGTTTAAAATAGATAATAGAGGTGTATCTAAGCACAGAGGGGAAGAGTCTGACGTAGCTAACTATGGAGACATTGACAGAATGATGAGTAAGATAAATGATAGGTCTGAGTTTTATACAAGACGTTTCTTAGATTACATCTGTGATAATAGCACTAAGTATCCAGAATATACCAATAATCAGAATGGAGAAATGTATCCAGATAAGGATGTAGATACTTTTTCAAGCTGGGTTTTATAATGGGGAATAAAAAAAAGACATATAAGACAAAAGAGGTTAACATAGTGAAGTTATCAGTTTTTTATGATAAGGTAAGAAAAGAAACTAAAAAAGATAAAAATGGCAAACGAAATTTACGATAGTACTTGGTGGGGAAACACAATTGATACTGCATCTTCAATAGGTACATCTACTGATATGATACAAGGACAATTCAATATGAATGACAGGCAAGAAGTAGAAGCAAAGAAATGTTTAGCTGATTCAATACATACAATAGGAATACAAAATATACAAAATTAAAAACAATGGCAAAACCAAAATTAGCATTAATACCAGCAACGCAAGGAAGCAAGTTGTATTCCGTATTACCAGCAGATGGTGTAGGAGATTT